TACGACGATGACGACAAAATGATTGCAAGTTTTGATATTGAGTTTATCGGTGCAGATGGTAGCGATTTAGTAAAGGTAACCGGGATAGAAATTTTTTAAAACAAGGGCTGGTATCCCAAACTACCAACTTTTATTTTAGGGGGCTAAATGGAAAACAAAATTAAACACCTGCGCACTGCTGCCGGGATGACCCAGCGAGAACTGTCCGAAAAAACTGGCGTTAACATTCGCCAGATACAGAAATACGAGGTCGACCAGCCCGAAATCGGAAATGTCAGTCTACGGATCGCCGTCGCGCTTGCCGATGCGTTGAGCGTTGATGATCTTCGGGAGTTTATCAAGTAGCCCCTTAACCGGGGCTTTTTCTTTGCACTAAAAAAAGACCACCCGAAGGTGGCCTTGGAAACTATACTCCGTAATACGCCAAAATCCCGTCCAGAATTCCCAATGCTTCCAACTCTGCCCCGCCGTTATTAAACAGCACGCATTCGTTTGGATTGGTGGCAAATAAAGCTTCCGTAATTACCGCAACCATTTTGGAATAAGTAACGTCAGAGTCATCTCGCTGGATCACGCCGCGGCGGAAAGTCCCCAGCCGGTTGCATAGCCCGTTGAGGGTTAACGTCGCCAGTCTTAGACTATTGTCGCTGCCAGGATAACAGACCGTTTCAGATCCGTTGGCCGTCGGCAAATAAAATCCGTTATGATGGATGCTGACGAACATATCCGCACTAGCGTCATTTGCGATGTCTGTGCGATCTTGTAAATACATATGCCGGTCTGTTGTGCGGGTATAAATAACCGTTGCCCCTCGTTCGGCCAACATTTGCCCCAATCGCAAGGTAACAATCAGATTCATGTCCGATTCCCGAAGATCTCCGACTGCACCTGGATCGCTACCACCATGACCGGCATTTAAGCAATATATCTTTCCTGCTAAAGTTTGCGCGATGACTGGAGCTGCCGGTGCTACTGGCGTTATCGGTTTTGGCTCTGCCTTAATAAAATTGTGTACATCCTGAACCGTAAGTTTTACTGATTTCGGGGCGATGACAATCTTGATCCCCTCGATCCGGAGTCCTAAGCCCTCAGTACCGGCTGGCTCTCCGTTCATTGCCCAGTTCATGTCGCCATAATTTTCGGCGTGAACGCCATAGTAGACGTCATATTTGTTTGATTTTTCTCCCGTCAGCCGGATTTTAACAGCTTCCAGACGCAATCCTTGTCCAACGGTCCCAAGTAGTTCACCGTCCCGTTTTACATCTGTCCATCCAATGTTCTGGATCTGCCCTTCGTACTCGATACCCAATTCTTCTGAATCCGTCCTGATGCTCATGGCTTCCAGCCGTTTCGATTTTCCAAATGTTCCGCATAACTCCCCGTTTTTAAAGGGGCCGATATCGCCAATGTCCTGAACGTGTCCGTCGTAAATTGCATTCATTATTTTACCTTACTTTCCGTATTTACTGCTTCTTCGTGTTCATCCAGCATCTTATTGGATTTATCCATAATAATTTTTAGAGCTGCCTGTTTTAAGTTGGCCATTAATATATCGGATTGCTGCGCTGATGCGGTCATGCTGTTGTTTTTCCATGCATTCCACAGGGCGGCCCCAATCATTGCAATATTGGACAACACAACATACAATTCAGTTTCCGATACCTCGATCGGATTCATGCCCGCTGCTGTCAAAGTGCCGTTAACCAGTGCTAACATCAATACTGCCAACCGAATCCATACGTCTGTCTTTACATCTTTTAAATTCATTATTTTATTTCTCCTTCTAAGCTATCAATTCGCTTATGCGCCTGTTTTGCCGACGCCTCCACATCACATACCCGTTCAAGCAGCTCTATGTGTTTGTCGGCTTGCTTTTCTAATTTTTTATCAATACCGTCCACGCTTGATTTAATATAACCCATGTCGGACGTTATGGTCGCAATACTAGCCCCCTCGGCCTTGTCGTCTTTAGCTTTGTTTCTGCCAAATACCAACCACGCAATTACAAACCCGCCAATAGTGCAAATTAAACTTGCCATAACTGTAATGTCTACATTCATAAACCGTCCCCTTTCAAATCGATAGAGGTAGATAAATCACCCCTTAGCAATAAAAAACAGCCTAAGCCGTCTCATTGATTATTTGTTTTAAATTAACATTCTCAATTGTGAGTTGTTTTATTAATTCCTGCTGCGTGCTGATCGTCTCGCGTTGCTTGTCCATTATCTGCTCGTACTGTAAATATATTTCCAGCATTTGGTCCATTACACTGTATAATCCTCGCCAGTAATTGTTTTATATTCATCTGCTTCAATCCATTTTGCCTTGACAAATATCCCGACTTGTTCTTTTGTGTAACGGCCTTCATCGTAATATCTTTTGATACTATTAAACATTCTGCTATGCATTTGTTATTCCTCCCATTTCTAAAAGTGCTACCCGCACCATCAAATCAGAATTTTCTGATTTTAATCCTTCAATTTCCATTTCACTCATCGCTTGCTTAAACAGCAACTCCGCATTTTCATTTTTTGTTTGCTCTTTTTCTTTTTTTTCAACGATGATCTTATTGTTGATAAAAACTCCCATGATTCATCCTTTCTAACTTACTGTGTAAGCCAATTTATCAATTTTCGCATCGGTTCCGGCAATTTTAAGAGTCACTGCCGTCCCGGTTACGTTTGTTTTTTCAAAAATCTGTTTTTCCGCGTCTACTTCTTTTAGTGTCATGTCTGCCGCGTTGATCTGCGGGGAAAACTTTAATTTAGTCAGATTTGTGCCCGCTGCCAGAGCGATTGGTATATCCAAGGTTATAATGTGGGGTGTTGGGAAAATAGTCTGATAGCAACCATCACCATCTACCGAATCAGACACCAAGATATCAGATCTCAGATTACAAAGCGGACGAAGACCAAAGTACCCATAGTAAGCACTGTAATAGTCCAAAGCCCCGGAAGCGTACACGACCCGAACGCGAGAGGAAGTCGTGGAAACCGGAGTTCGTAACCAGTAACGCCAGGCGGCAGCGGTCGACGCCGGTTTCGAAGAACTTAGGGTATTTGTCACCAGTGCCTGTGTTGGGTAGGCGATCCGGGTTGTATCAGTGGCCCCGGCGAATGCTGCCAGAACGACCCCCTCAGCGATGCTATTTTCATGTGCAAGATTTAATTCGGTTGTTGATGGAATAAAGAATTTACGAACAACATCTTCATAACTTCCACCATCAGTAACTGTATTTTTAGCAACTCTAATAGTGGTATCTAACACTGCTGCTAATTCCTCGGTTGTAAAATTACTTTTAAAACCTAATTTATCATCATAACCCACGGGTTTGGTTAATCCAGCATCTGTTGGCGCCGCATCATATGCATGGGTTGCCGTCCACCAATTTAAACCATCATCATTTAACCATTGATCAAGATTCGATAGTGAGTATCGGTTATTACCATTAGATTGTCTATTTGTATCTGTATTCGTCGGCTCCTTTGCATCGAATCCCCTCAAATCGATTATGCTTTCTGCAAATAATGTTACGCTGTTTGCTGGATACCCGCTGTGGTTTTTATCCGGGATCTTCCAGATGATCGGCGCCGCCGGTTCTGATTCAACTTGATAATTTCCAAACTTTACTTTAGACTCAACGGCCAGATTACCAATTGCTTGTGCCATTTATACCATCTCCTTTTTTAAAAATATCTTTATACAACATGCCCATTTCTTTTATTAGCCCATAGCAGTCACCATGGCTGGCATGGCCCTTCCAACTCTCATAACTTCTTTTGATCGCATCGCCCGCCATTTCCCCTTCTTTATATTTTTTCTTGAATGACTTCATTTTCCGCTTCATCGCCTTTTTGCTGGCGGTTCTTATTTTTCTGATCACTTTTCCGGAATTGGTTATGTAAACATGAAAACCCAGAAAATCCACGCCATTTTTTAGTGGGAATATCTGGGTTTTCTTATTTGTTTTTAGCTTCAATTCTTCTTCGAGAAATATCTTCATGGTTTCTAATTTCTGTTTGGCCTCTTCTTTATTCTCGACTACGGCCACCCAATCATCCATGTAGTGGATATAATATTTAATTTTCAGCTTTTCTTTTACAAAGTGGTCGAACTTGCTTAAGTAAAAATTGGCAAACCATTGGCTCGACTGATTTCCCAAGGGGATCCCATTTCCTTCTGTGCTATCGATAATCTGTTCGACTATCCACCAGACATCATATTCTTTTAGCAGCGGCCGCAGGTTGTTTTTAAGAATTTCGTGATTGATCGAATAGAAATACTTTGAAATATCTCCCTTGATAACCCATCCATCTGCTCCATGTTTCCGGTAGTGGCGTTTGAAAAACTCTTCGGTCCTTTCCAGTCCGGCGTGTGTTCCCTTGCCAACTCTACAAGCATAGGTATCGAATATCAAGTGCCGTTCGATCACCGGCATTAATACTTGTTCGCATAGGCATCGTTGAATTACCCGATCCCTGAACGGTGGGGCCATGATTGTTCTTTCTTTTGGGTAATAGACGCTAAACTTGTAATAGTCCCCAATTTTGTACCTCCTATCTCGAATCAGCAATTTTGAATGGTTAACGGCTTCCATTGCGTGAAATCCGTACCTGGCCACGCATTCTTTGTCTCTTTTTCCTTTCCGGGTGTATAAGTATGCCCGGTATATATTTTCAAACGAAAACACTTCTTCTGTCGTCATGCCATCTCTTTCTTTTTTGTCATTTTCCTGCCGTGTCTAGCTTTCGGGTTGATCTCCAAACCGCCTACATCGGCCGGTCTGTATTTACCTTATCGGCGGGATGTTCTCTCCTTTGTTGATGCGCTGTCGTCTTCGGTTTCCCTACTAAGTCTAAGTTGTACATCAGAGCGGGCGAACGCCATAATTCCCATTATAGGCGTTGTTGTTGTTCAGTGCGCCGGAAGAATTCACGATCCGGGCGTTGTGGGAATTGGTCGCGTTCGGAGGATCAGAAAACACCCCATGATTTTTATATTCTTTTCATCCAGGCGGCCGTCAGGTATTTCACGTCCATTGTTTTTTTAACCCAGGCTTCCATTGTGCCAGTGCTAATGTATTCCCTTTTGTGGCATATTTCCACTAGCGATAGAAAGACATTTATTTCACTTAAAACATCGATCTGTACCGATCTCCTTGAGTTGACCGGCATCTCGTTGGCTTTGGCCAGTTTTCTGTAAATGTCCAAGGTCATGTTTTGCATGCGATCCACGAATGTAAAGCGGGCTTTTTTCGGGAATCGCTTAGTATTATCTGTTATGGTAATTGTAAAATCAATCAATTCGCGGGATCGATCAAAAACTTTCATCATAATTCTGTTACCCCGGTGATTGTGTAAATTTCTCCGTTGTGCCAGAACTTTTCGCCGGCCGTTCTTGACCCTGGTGTGATATTCATGTTTATCGTTGCGCTGTTGTTGACTGTCACGTCAACCCCGAATACAGTTCTTTCCATGTCGTATAGTGCCAGCTCTACCGCCGTGAACGCTTCAAATGTCTGCTGCTTCATTTGCAATGTTTTTGATCCTGCGAATGTCGCATCTCCATTTGCCACGGTCGCTGTCGTGTTTACAGTGTCGATATAGCTGGTATCTTCGAAAATATCAAAGAAGCCGATTCCGGTTTTATTTAAAAACTCTGCAACGTTCATCTCATCCAGTTTAATTTTCATATCGATGATTTCGCGCCTGGCGGCAGCGTCGTTTGCCCCCAGGGTTCCGGTTTGCTCCTGCAGGGTGATGATGTCGGTGGTGTTTTTGTTCCATTCCGTCTGTTTTTCTGATGTTACATGGATTCCGGTGTTTCCTGCGTGTGCTGCCAAATCTGGATATGCTGGCAGCGCGTGGGTATGGTCGCTTCTTGACAGGCTTTCGGATATGCCGGCTGCCCCGTAGCCGCCGCTTTCTAATGCCGTTACCCCGGTACCAAATGTTACGTGAACCCCGTGTGACGCCGGGGCAAATTCGGTCGCATCTTTCCCGTCAAGTTTATCTGCGTCCAAGCCGCTTCCAGATCCATCGACTGTTTTAATCTCTGTTAGGATCTCTGTTGCTGTCATTGCCCCGGCTCCAACAATGCCATCCAGCTTTGTTTTGTCCGCCGCTTCAAGCAATCCATCTGTTGTTTGAGTGGCTACGGCATAAGTTGTGTCTGTAAATTTTGCCCCGGCCGGCACGTCTGACTCTACCGTATGGCCATTGACCTTTTCGGCATTGTCAACGATCCCGTTATTGGTTGTGTCGTAAACGGATTTTGCCATATCCCCGGCGCCTAACCCGGAAATATCCTCAGCAACTAAAAAATCATCTAAATTATAGGACGTTTCTGTTCCTGCTGTAATTTTGTCCAGGATCGCTTTGTTGGTGTGGGCATGACCCTCCGGGATTGCTGGCAGTTGTTCCAGCGGGACTTTCCCGGTTTCGTCCAGGGCGGCGTATCCTCCCGCGATGCTTTTGTTTGCTGCGTCTTCTTTTCCGTCCCAACTTGCTATTTTTTCGGCTGTCACGCCTGTCGCTAACTCTGCCGCAGCTGCCGCTGCTGCTGCTGCCAATGCTGACGCCTCTGCTTCTCCGGCTTTTACCGTTGCTGTTGATACCGCCGCCTGGGCTGTTGTTGCTGATCCGGCCGCTTCGCTAGATTTTGTCCCAGCCTCTGCGGCTGATGCTGATGCTGACGTTGCGTGATCCGATGCCTGGGATGCTTTTTCTGTAGCTTTTGTTGCAGATGTTGCTGCTCCTAGTTCTGATCCTAATGCGGTTGATGCTGATGTCGCTGCTTGGGTGGCTTTTGTTGTCGCTGCTAATTCTGCGGCTGATGCTTCTGCAGCTGATGCCAACGCCTGGTTAGCAGCCGTTGTCGCTGTGTCTGCCGCCCCATCTGCTTGGATGGCTTTCGCGGCTGCTATACCAGCCTGATCTGTGGCCGTTATGGCCGACTCTGCCGCTTGCGCTGCTTTCTGGGCGGCGATGTCGCTGGCCGCGATCGCCGCACTTGCCGCTGAGTCGGCATCTGTAATGCTTTGATCAATTCCATCCAGTTTTGGCACAATCGCGTCTCTTATCCCGATAACCGTTGTCGCCGCACTCGTTACCTCGTTGGCTTTTGTTGTCGCAGTTGTTGCTGATGCGGCTGCGGCTGCGGCTGAATTAGCTGCTGCCGTTGCGGATCCGCTCGCTTGGGTGGCTTTTGTGTTTGCTGTAGTCGCTGATGCCGTCGCCGATGTCGCTGAATTCGCCGCTTCTGTTGCTTTGTTCGTTGCGGTTGTCGCCGATGCTGTGGCAGTGGTCACGGCGGTTCCTACCTGCCCGGCTGCTGTTATTATCTGTGCATATTCTCCGATTATTCTTATATTGTCATTGTTAACACTTGTCATCGTCGTTACAAACGCATCCCGAACATCTTCCCCGTTTACCGCCGTTTTGAACTGATTTAGTGCGTTGCTTATGTCTGCCATTTTGCTACCTCCTATTCAATCATAAAATCAAGCGCCGTCAGCTGTTGTAGTGTTATGTCAAAATCGGCACCGTCGAATGTTGATTCCGGTACCATGTGTAATTCGATCTCTACCTCGATGTTTAGTAGCCCGTTTAATTCTTTTGTATATTCCGGGCTTTCTTTATCGCCCTGGTACTTATCGTTCAATTCCGTCATGGATTCAAAATAATCTTTGTATTCCGCTTCCAGTTTCCTGGCATTTTTTCTTATCGAATAAGTCAGCCAAAACGGTAAAGGTAGTTCAGCGACCTGCCCTAGTCCGTTGATCCGGTTGATTATTTCAAAATTTTTGATTTTCATGTTACGCCTGCTCGATCAGCGATTCTTGAAACGCGTAAACCGCGTCCTCAAACGACGCCTGGTCGATTGCTACTGCCGACCGGTTCGACTTATACACATCATAGTTGACCACGTAACTGTTTAGCGTCAGGTTTTCCGGGTTGGTGGTGTTAATCGTTGCTTCAAATATTTTTGCCGCCGCATCGCCTATTTTTGATTCGCCCCTGAATTGGGTGGTTTTGGTGGTTGTTAGCATGGTAATTCTCCTTTTGATTTTAGAATCGCTACCTCGTTCTCGAGGCGCATACTTTTTTCGTTGAGTTCTTGCAAAGCTTTAACGATTAACGGGATAAACGGGAATTCTTTGATCTGATAACTTGTTGATCCGTCCGGCTGTTTAATTTTTAGGACAAACTCTTCGCCTAGTATTTTTTCGATTTCCTGCGCAACAAACCCACACTCTTCAAGGCGGTAATCCGACAGCCAGTTGAACGATCTCACTGGTGTTTCTGATAGTTTTTTCATCGCGTTCGCCGTGGAGCTTTTGATGTTTGTTTTTAGTTTCCGGTCTGAATCCCAAACGGTTATACCTTTTGCGCCGTTATTTGTGCCTACTTCCACGTAGGTGCTTTTCCAGTTTATATCATTGACTTTGTTCGCATATGCGGTACTCGTCGTTGGTACGTTTGGCGCAGAAAAAGAATTCATTACCTGTATTCCACCTGACGCTTCAAGCCTTATTGATCCCCCGTTGTTGTAAAAATGAAACGCATTTGAATTAGACACTCTCTTTATCTCTGCTAAACCATCCTGGCCAAAGCACAACTTTCCAACGTATGGTATTTGTATAATCCCATTTGAGCCGATGAAGAAATTTTCATAAGAACCCATATTGGCGTGGGACGTTCCTGTATAGCCCCGGATTAACCCATTAAAATTAAGCCCGAACGCAAAAACGCTAGTGCCGTTTATCGTCCCCGTGGTTATGTTGCTTGCGTTTATTATTGTCTGTCCGGCTGTTGATAAATTCGCAAATGTCACAATCCCAGTGATTGCGATCTTGTCGGCGCTTATTTTAACCCCACTTTCCCCGCTTTCGTTAATACTCGCGATGATTGACGCTTTGCTTACTTTCCCGTCAACGCTTGTCTGCGTTGCCGATAGACCAGCGCTCAAGGCGCTTATGTCTAATCCAGCTTGATTTACTTGCGTTCCCAAATTCGTCACCGTCGTTTGCGTTGACGTCAAGCTGGCGCTCAAGGCAGTTATGGTTAAGCCTGTTTGATTTACTTGCGATTGTAGGCCGTCAACTCTTAGTGATTCATCATAAACTTGTGTTTGTGTCGCATATAGACTAACGCCTAATGCCGTTATTTGTATGCCGGCTTGGTTTATTTGTGACTGTAGGCCGTCAACTCTTAGTGATTCATCATAAACTTGTGTTTGTGTCGCATATAGACTAACGCCTAATGCCGTTATTTGTATGCCGGCTTGGTTTATTTGTGACTGTAGGCCGTCCGCCCTCGTGTTGGCGTTATAGATGTTCGTCTCCATAACACCCATGTCAATTTTGTAGGCGTCAATCTCAAGCCACGCCTCGTTTAGCCTTGTCGCGTTTTCCTCAACCGTCTCGGCGGTTATCCGGATCAGAAACGACAATTCATTTGAAACGAATTCCATGTTTTTAACCGTATTCGCAGTGGTTAATGCAAACCCCATGATCCCACCACCCAACGGGCCGGAGATCCGGTCTGTCAGCGATTGTGTCACACCACCCAAAACAATCCGGTCATTCCCGGGGTTTAGCAGGTCGCGCTCTTTTTTACTTACTGATAAGAATGTGTCCAGGTCATGCGGCTCTGAAACGCATCGCACCATATCGCCAACTTGAAACTTTTGGATGTCGATATTGACCATGCTCAGATCGATGGCCGTCAGCTCCAGGGATACCCCCTGTTTAATTAATCCATCCAGCTTTAATCTCGCTGCATATAGCAACGCCGATGCACTGTCGATGTCCGGAAACTCAATTTCTTTTGATATCCAGCCATATTCTGCTACTGCTAATTCGTCGTAAATATAATCGCAATCATTATTTACCGTTGCGATCGTCAGCTTTTTCCCGTCGATTTCTTTTCCGTACGGGACTATGACTGTGTAGATGCCGCTGGCATCAGTGATTTTGGAGTAATCCAGCAAATTTACGCCGAATTTAATCGTCTGTGAATTGACCGAACCGTAATTTTCCAGATAGTTTAAAAACTTAATGCCGCCGATCCGCTCGATCACCAACACGCCACCCAGGGTATCCAGCATCGTTGTTTTTATTAATTCTAGGGTCTTGACATACTCGTTTTCCCGGAACAGGCCGTCTTTTAATTTTCCATTCGTTCCGTCCACTTTTGAGACAATAATAATGCAAATTGATTCAGCCCGCAGCGATTGCCCGGTTGTCCCGGCTGTTTCGCCGTCCTGCTTCCAATCCTGCCAACCCTCATTTTCGACATGGACCCGATATTGAATTGAGAATTTCCCAGCATCAGCGCCGGTTAATTTAATCTCCACCGCCTGCATTTCGACGCCTTGCCCTACAGTCCCCGCCGTAGCTCCATCAGTTTTCCATTCTTGCCACCCGGCATCTGCCAGATGCGCCCGGTAAGTTACGCCGATGTCCAGGCTGCCGATGTTTTCTAGCTTTAGCTCTAACGCTTCCATCCGCAATGCCGAACCGATAGTTCCGCTATCATCGCCGTTTCGCACCCAAGATAACCAGGATAAATTCTCGATGTGTGTTCGGTAATTCGTAGATATATTCACGCCGCTACCGTCGCCTAAAACCGTACAGATTCCCATGTGTATGCGCTTATCGGATGTGACTTGCATATTGTGATTGTCCATAACTTGCGTCAGCCATTGTTCGGGTGTGACGTTAATATATTGGGCCGGTCGCTGGATGCTGTCGTTTAGATATCCTAATTCACCCTCACACGTTACGACTCTTTTTTTGTTATAATCTTCGGTATCCGATAGGATCCGTCCCTCAAAGACCAGGTCTTTTCTCAGATTTGAGTATATTTCGTAAACCAATATAGTCGTGTGCATTTTCCGGAGTTTTTTGTAATGAGCATGCGTTGGGTCAATTGTAAATTCAAATCCGCCTGATTTATTTATTCCCTCGACTGGCATCGCACTTAAAAGCCGATGCTCTGTCCGGATGTCGTGTAGCAGTACGTCTGCCCGGGGAAAATCTGATGCCCATATTTGCACGATCGGTGCATTGTTTTTTATCTCATTTGTGATGTTCGCGTTTAGATCAACATTTTTGATTAACACGATCGAAACCGCTTCAAGCCGTATCGCCTCTCCAACAGTCCCTAATGTCGCACCATTCTTTTTCCAGCTTGTCCATCCGGAGTTTTCCAAATGGCCGCGATATTGGACAGTGTACTTACTTGCATCACTTCCGGTCAGAACAATTTCTACTGCTTCAATCCTCAGCCCCTGCCCAACTGTCCCGGCTGTTTTCCCGTCAGCAAACCAGGGCTGCCATCCAATGTTCTGGACGTGGACCCGGTATGATACGCCGATGTCCAAACCATCCAATGACGATAATTTAATTTCCAGCGCTTCCATTCTTAGCCCTAAGCCAGTTGTACCGGACTTAGTACCATTTTTGACCCATGATGCCCACGCTAGATTCTGAATATGCGTTCGGTAATCAACCGCGATTAGTGGTGCTTCCCCTGGGTTGCGGATAATGTTTTCTGATTTTAGCGTGATGATGATCTGGATTGATTCCGCTCTGAGTGCTTGCCCGGAAGTCCCAGCAATTTGACCATCCCGGCACCATTCTTGCCAGGCCTCATTCTGGACATGGACACGGTACCAAATCGAATACTTATCTGAATCATCCCCGGTCAACCTGATTTTAATCGCTTCAAGCCGCTTGCCTTGATCCGTTGTTCCGGCTGTTTGGCCATTGGCCACTTCGGGTTGCCAGCCGATATTTTCGACGTGAGTGGAGTAAGCGACGCCTAAGCCAAGCGAACCAACATTGATTAATGCAATCCGGATCGCTTCCATCCGCAGGCCTTGACCGACTCGGCCAGATAATCTACCATCCGTAACCTCTGTGCCCCACCCGTAATTTTCTACGTGAGTGGAATAGCTGGCGCATAATATCTTTTCTGGTGGGATTGCAGAGTTTGGATCGCTGATTGGCACAATTATCTGTGTCGGATCATCGATTGGTGTGTTTGGTACCACCACCACGACGTCTTCTTTTACCAGTTCCAGGACTATCTCAATGGCCTCTGCTCTTAGGGCCACGCCTTCTGTTCCTGCTGTTTCACCATTGGCTTTCCAGTTTTGCCAACCGATGTTTTCAATGTGCAACCGGTATTTGATTTTGTATTTTTTAGCATCAGCACCAACTAAGCGAATCCTCAATGCTTCTAGCCGTAAGCCTTCGCCTACGGTTCCAATTATTTCACCGTCGGTTTTTAGTGGTTGCCAACCAACATTCTGCACGTGGGCCTGTGCTTCAATGGCGATATTTAAACCGCCTTTTTCCAACAGCTCGATGATCAGGGCTTCCATTCGTAGGCCCTTGCCGACGGTCCCTGATGTGGCCCCGTCGGTTACGGCTATATTCCAGCCTTCATTTTCAATTTGAGTTTTG